GTTGTAAATAAATCTGACCTACTAGCACATTTCAATCAATTACATCCGGCGTATTGTTCGTAGCATCCATTACCACTTTAAAAGCATATAATCCTTGTCTTTGTTGTACAGATTCTAAGTATGGGTTTACATTTGCTAAGAAGTTGTTTCTTGTTGCATTTGTATTTTGTTCAAATACTAAGTTATCTGATACTTGTGTTATATATCCTTTAAGTGCAATTAATAATCTACGTACATTTACTCTATCTAAAGCACTTGCTCTTTTCTGTAATGTTTTTTGTCCGAATACTACAACTCCACTTCCTGGGAATGTTGCAATTGGATTAACATTTGCTTCGTATAAAGTATCTCTGTTACCTGATGTTAATTTTCTTTCCGCTCTTACTACACTTCCTAAAGCTCCTCTAAGCAAACCTGCTGGTGCGAACCATGGATCTGATGAAGCATCTGTGAATGCATATACTGCAGGAATATAAGTTGAGGCTGGTGCCCAAACTGTTTGTCCCGTTCCGGCATCTACCGTTTGTAACCACGGCCAATAAGTAGCAGCATATGAGCTATCATAAGATGTTGCTTGTGTTGTAACTGTGTTGATTGACGCGTTATACGCTACAACATCGATCACTGCTATACAATCTGTTCTACCTTGTGCTAATGTTACTAAACCAGTTGTTTGTGCCGCGTGGTTTTGAGCATTTAATCCTGGTGCTGTTATTACATTAAACTGATAATCATCAGAATTACTTAATAAATTAATTGATTGTGTATAATCGTTTGGACCTATACCTTGTATATCAGTTGCATTGATATTTTCATTAAATTTAGCTACACTGTTATCAATAAAATTAACACCTGTAGCACCACCAAATGATCCTGATTGTACTTGTGGTAAACTAGAAGTAAATTCTGATTTTGCAGCTCCATTATTATCGAAATAAGATGGAGTTGGTTTGTTTACTGCTGATACATAAATATAAGCACTTCTTTTTGGATAATTACCGTTTGTTTTAACGAAGTAATCTGTGCCATCTTGTGCTACTGTATAATATGTGTCACCAATTGCTTTTGCTATATAGTTTGGAGCAGTTGGGTCTAATGATAAGTTATTATATGTTTCTAATATAGATTTTTGTGTTGAAGTATCATTTCCTCTTCTTACTAATAGTGAGAATTGACCTGATGCTGTGTTTACAGAAGCAATTTCCCATCTAAGGTTATTTGCTGAACCACTGTCTAACGTTCCATTTGCAGAATCTGCTCCTTGTTCGTTATTCATGATTTCACCTTCTGATATTGTCTTAATATCGAATGATGAGTTGTAAGCTAAATCATCGGCTATTAGTACAATATTCAAATCTGTTCCCATACCAGCTTCATCTGCTACATCCGTAGCACCTAAAGAGGCTGATGGTATATTAATTGTATCTCCTACGATGTAACTGTTTCCTGTAGTAGTTACTACTATACTAGTGATTACTGATGTAGTTGCTGATGCAACTTGAGGGGCTACTGTTACTGTAACTATTGCTGTTTCACCACCTGTACCTCCTTCAACTGTAACGTTAGTTGATGTTCCACCTGTACTACCCGTAATATTTACCGAAGCAGCATTACTTATTGAACCTAATAAAGCGTTTGTTGATGTATTTAAACCACCCGCAGTTAAAGCACTACCTACTGAGCTTAATGCTTCAGAGAAAGAACCTGTAACAACACGTGTTACTAGTAATGATTCTCCACCTTGAGCAAAATAGTTTCTTGCTGAGATAGAATTTAAGTAAGTGTAAAATTGAGATCCACTTTCAATTGATCCTCCGAATATGGCTTCATATTGAGAGAAAGTTGATACACCTGTTGGAATTCCAACTGGTCCCATTACTGCTGGTCCTATAACGGCTGCGCCGAAGGTAACAGGTCTAGCACCAATAAATGATGAATCGTTTTCTCTTGTTAATACACCTGGAGATATTAATGTTTCTGCCATTGTCTATGTGTTTATTTATTTGTATTTTATTATAAATATTAAAAAATATTTCAAAAATCTATTTTGTTGGAGTAAATTCTCCATCTTCTAAATTTATATTACCTTCACCATATTTATCCTGTAATTCTTTTCCAGTTTTGTTTTGGTCTTTTTGAAGATTATGAAATTCTTTTAGTAATTCTACTTTTTGGTTATTTAACGTATCTAGTTGTAATTCTATACTTCCTAACGTGGCAATTGTTTCGTTGCTCTTGTTTTGGTAATCTTGTAATAGTTGCAACTCTTTTTTTGATAACTTTTTATTTTCCATATATAAATTTGTTTAATTATAAATATGTGAGAGAGAATTAAAAGTCGATGTCTTCTATGTTGTTTGTTGTTTCTGTTGTAATTGTCACCTTTGCTTTGGAATTATACACTTTTGTTGAATTTAGTTCTTTTTGTATGGTATCAGGTAATATATAACCTCTTAATCTAATATTAAAAGTGGATTTAACTAATCTATCTTTCCCTTGAGTTAACTCAGTAGCCGTGTTGAAACTATCTATAAAAGCCCTAAATTGGAACCTTTCAGGATTACCCCAATAGGCGTCTGATGCATATTCGCACGATTCTATTATTTTATTTAGTTGCTCCATATAATATGTTTGGATTATAACACTATATTCTAGAGTAACATAATCGGGTTGTGCAACGATATGAAATTTTTCAACTGGTTTTCTATTGTTTAAGGTTCCAAAGTTACTATAAAAGTTCTTTGAACTAAATTCCTTAGACCATTGTCCATATAAATTGGGCATATTTGCATCTAACTTATTTGCTACTGATCTATCTTTTGTTAATGAATCCCTTTTAATTACTATAATAGGTAACATGATAGCTCCGGATTTGTCTCTATAGTACCCATCACGTTGGAATGATTTCCATCTTTCAGGGGCACCATATATTATAGGAACTTCTCTACGCTCACCATTTTGGTAAACAAAAGGTCTGATTATGTTTTCAAAATAATAAAATACTGCTTCATCAATGTCCTTAATACCAACTGAATATTGTTTTGTCGTATCACCTTTAAGACTCATTTGGTTTGACCTGTTAAAATCAATACCAGTTTCAGTATAATTAGGGTTTGGTGGAGTTATAGAGTCATTAGGATTTCCTACTTCTCCTCTGTCCTCAATTCCTCTAAATGCTGTTTGTTTAGTAGTACTTAAAGTTAATTGACTCTTTGGTATGGGTTTTCTAGGTTTTGCCATTACATTCTTTCTATATGAGGTGAAATTGCTACTTTATCTGAAGGAATATAATATGTTGATACTAATATTGATATTACATTGCCAAATTTGTCTAAACCAGGATTTAATGGGTTTGGTGTACCATCTGAATCATTGTTAGGATATTGAGGATTTTTACCACCCCAATATTGGTTAGCAATTGTACTTTGTACTCCGTAATATCTTTCTTCGTATAAAACGATATCCCCAACTTGTGGTACTACGTCAGCATCTACTAAATCATCTCTAAAGAAGTAGAAATTAATACCTTGTTCAAATTGTACTCCTTCCCCAGCTTCTGGGTATTGTTCGTCTCCTCTGTCTATTAAAACATTAAACAAGAAAGGACCATTATAATATTTTTCTTCAGCTGCTTCGCCGTAGATATTTACTTTGGTTTCTTCTAATTTGAATTGGTATAGAGCACATTGTTGGGTAATAATATTACCCATCAATTCCCTATTAAACTTTCGCATAAGAGAAACATCCCTTTGTGTAGTGAACATTGCCATATTACCCTATGAATATTGTATACGGAACCTTCTGTAGTTCCTGCATTTTAGATTCTCCTTCTTTTGCTCTTCTTTCTAATGAAGCCATTCTTGATGTTTCATCTAAGTAAGTTCTTAATCTTTCTATTAATGCTGTTTTTTCTGCTGTTGCTGCTGCTATTAAATCCGATTGGTTTAAAGTCACATCTGCGTTTGGAATTGGTATAGTACCATATTTACCTCTTACGTACCCTAACATTTCTTTTGATAAAGCTAATGTATACTCAAATATCCATTGTCTACCAACGGAATTGATTTGGTTGTAATTAGGATTACCATAAGGAGCATTTGATACATTAGTAACATTCCCAGGTGTTTGCATTACTGAGCTAGCAATTCTTTCATCTCTTAAGATATATTCGAACCATATTCTAGCCTCTCCATTACCTAAAGAAAAATTAGGTATAGGAAATACTCTTAGGTTATCGTTTCTTATTTCAAATGAATATTGGTTTCTTCTAATGGTTTCACTCATTTCGATTTGTTGTATAACAGCTATATCGTAATTTAAGGGGGCCATTAAATATCCTCCTTCAGCACCAAATCCACCTAGACCCATTACTCCTGCAGCCATTACACCACCAAAACCAAACCCGTTGTTTGTTCCTAAAAATCTTGAAGATGCAGGGTAAGGATTTTCATAGAATACTCTTTTTACTTCTAAACCATGTATATAATCAGACCCTGTAAGATCATTATCAAACATGAAAGTTGAGAAATTATAATCTTGTACACTGGAGGTTAAACAAAATGAACCTGAATAATAAGTTACATTTCCACCACTACCTGCTTCTTCACCATATTGTTCTGATAACCTAACTATCGGTTCAAAACTCGGTGTTATAAGCGCGTTATTTAAAAGTGACGCCGTTGGTAGACCATCTATAGACAGTTGATTATCTCGTATTTTATATGCATAAATCTCGTTACCGTATGTGGTTACAGCCTCCTCAAAAGCTGTGAAAAACGACCCGGATTGTAATTCTACATCTACTAGGGGGAATCCCATTCTTTGGGCACAGAAATTAGCAACCTTATTTGCGTCAGCTGCAAAATCTGCATCTGCGTCGTAAAAACCAAAGGGTGTTTGACCTGCTGCAAAAGTACTTACTCCGGTCCAAATTGGTACGTTCATATTTTATTTTTTTACTTATTGATAATTAGTTATCTGTTTATAAATATGAGGAAAATTTTCAATATTTAGATCTTGAATTAGACCCTGATGTTGTTATAGTGATTCCTCGGTCGGATGCATCAGTATAATATTCTATTAATGCCTCTACTATTTCATTTCTATGATTGCTATTTAAAGTAATACTTGCTAAGTTTCTGATTTTAAATGCTGCTGCGTATAAGAATTTGAAGCCTGATTCGGATTTATTCTTTAAATCTGTTTGTTTCGAATCCCCACAAACCATCATTTTACTTCTTAAACCAATACGAGAAGTAATCATCTCCATTTGGTCGTGAGTAACATTTTGTGCTTCATCCACAATAATCATTGAATCTAAAAATGTTCTACCTCTCATAAAAGAAACAGGTACAATTTCTATTTTTCCATCTTCAATAAGTTTTTCAATTTTTACTTTGTCGTATAAAGAAAAGAAGTTTTGATATATAGGTTGAACCCAGGGGTCCATTTTTTCTCTTAAATCACCTGGTAAGAAACCTATTTCTTCTTTGGAAACTGTAGGTCGTGTGATTATAATTTTACTGTATTGGTTGCGTAATAACCCATCTAGGGCAACATTACACGCTAATAATGTTTTTCCACTACCCGCGCTACCAGCTAGTAATGTAATAGTATTGTCTAGGATTGTTGATTTTGCCTCCTTTTGTTCGTCATTTAATTGTAGTTTAAATTTGATTGGGTTTTTTGTAATTCTTTTTTCACGATAAACTTCATCTGAATGTGGTTTACTTGCCATAATTTAATAACTTTATTTGTTCGGTTATAAATATTGAAAGAGGATAAAAAAACCCGGCCTAAGCCGGGTTAATTATTAATATAGTTTTAAATTCTCTAGATTATAGAGAGTTTAATCCATTTACTTGAATAGTACCATAGAATTCTGGACGAACCATTTTCTTAGCATAACGAGTAAGTAAACCTTTACGTGGTGTGAAAGTTTCTGGGTCATAAATTAATGGAGTCATGATTAATGGAATGTATGGAGCAAAAACTGCACCTGTTTCCAAGAATTGAGTTCCTCTAAATCCTAATAGGATTGTGTTCTCAGTCATGTAAGGATTTTTATATACCTTGTAACGTCCATTTAATGAACCAACTTTCTGTACACCGAATGCGTAAGTTGATTTTGCAGCATCACCATCAGTATCAGCAGCAAATCCTGGAATAGATTCCATGATCGTTCCTACAGCTGGAGAACATACTAGGAAGTTTGCACCACCTCTTAATGTTTTCTGGTGAATGATGTTACTTAATTTTTGGATTTTAGTTCCTAATGTTTGGAACCATTGTCCTTG